TGTGGGCCTGCACTTGGGTAGAGCCGCTTGCTGCTCTTGATGTCGAGCACGGTAGCCAGGCCCTTCACGAGTCCGAGACGGTCCAGGGTTCCAGCATAACCGAGTGTCGCGTGATATATTTGCTGCTCGATCAGTGACCAATGCGTTTCGTGGTCGGCGCAGAATTTGCGCCAGGCTATAAGATATGGCTCTAACTCAATGTCTAGGTTGGATTCATCCAATTCCCCCAGGTCGTCTAACTCGCAGGCTCGATGCACAGCCCGGCCAAACATTACCGCAGTTCGCAATGTTTGTGGCGATACATGCTGGAAGTCATTTAATGGCGAAAGGATGGTTGTCACGCTCGGCACAATCTTACCGTTATACCGATAAGTATGCGTTTCCTGGTCGAAGATTAAGCCGGTTGTTGTCATGTCAGTATGCTCCTAAGTGAAATAAATTCGGTTTTACTTAGGCCGTCCAGGGCATTACGCCCGTTTAAGCCAGCCAGGTGACAGGCCTGCGCTATGGTGATGCCCTTGAGGGCGATCTTTTTAGTAATATAGGCGATTTCGCCTTCTGTGGCAGGCACAACCTGAGGTGAAGATTGCTCATTGGCCGGCGTGGCAGGTTTGCGCGTCGGCATGGCCACAGCAGGTTTGCCATTGCCCTGCGATGAGGCTTTAGCCATTTCTTGACCGTCTGCATCTAGGTCATCATCTGCCGCTACGCCCAGTATGGCGGTAACGAGATAACGCCGTAAATAGGTGAGGGTTGCTCCAAAATTTTTGGGATCGTTCATGTCGCGCAGGGCTGGCAGGAGCAGCTCGCTGGTTATTGTCCCGCCATCTGAATGCAGTAGTTGACAGATCAGGCTCTCGCCGCTTCCGACGCCGCGTGTTTGAACGAGTTGGATCAACGCCAGCCCATTGGCTGACAATGCGGGCCGGGTTTTACGTAAAATTTCGTCTAGGTCGGCGTAGCGGAACTTGAACCGGCCGCCTGATTTCATTGTGATTTCGACCTCACGATTTTTTTCGATTGGCAGGAAAGCCCCTTGGGCCGTTGCCAACGCCGCGTACAGTGCAGCCATGGGCTGTTTGGTGGTTTCGTTCATATTTGCCTCCCTGTGGTTAATGTTTGCTCATACTCAACCTGGTTGATTGCAACTTGACATAAATTATTGAAAAAGTCAATAGGTAAAAAAAATATTTTTTATTCAAAAACTATTGCAATATGAAAATAGTTCGTGTATCATGGGCAAAAAAAAGGAGTAAACTTATGGAACAAATGAAGAATCTCGAACAGATGAAAGCGCTGCATCGGGCGATCAAGACTGCTGGCAGCATGCGCGAACTTGGACTGCTGATCGGTTGCACGACCGGGCAGGTGGCAATGTGGAAAAGAAGAGGAGTTATTCCGCCACAATATGCCATTTCTATCGAAAGGGCGGTAGGTGTTGCTCGGTCTCGAACACGGCCTGACCTTTACCCGGTGGATGAGTCGCCAGAGGTAGCAATCCCTGCGGAGGTCCGCGAGGCGCTTCGGGTTCTTTGCGAGTGGAAGGAAGAAATGTCGAAGCGCAAACAAGAAAACCCGATAAAGGAGGAAAACAAATTATAAACCTAACATTAATATCCTTAACGTGGAATGCGGATTTGCCTCGTGACCGAAAGCTTATCCTATTGTCGTTATACGATAACGCGAACAATCGGAGTGAGTGTACGGTTTCGATCTTGAGGCTCGCTCGTCAGTGTAACATGCTCAAAGGAACCGCTAAAGGCCATCTCGCGGACCTGGAAAAAGACGGCTATATAAAATGCGTTGATCGCTCTGGCTGCAAGATTACCTACCGTGTTAATCCGTATAGGTTTCCGCAGCCAGCAGAGGAGAATCGCGAAGAAACTTTTTCTGAGGAAACAGAGGGGTGACGCTTGACATTTATATGGGAGGATGCTATATCATGGACATGAAAAGAACAACTATTTTGTTTAGCCAGCAGGACAAGGAAGCCATGTCGGTGATTCAAAACAAATATGGACTGGGCAATAACAGCGCTGCCATTAGGTTCGCCTTGCGCGTTCTTGCCCTGGGTGATGGTCCGCGTGTAGATGCCCAGCCATCTACATCACCATCTACATCACCATCTACATCACCATCTACATTACCATCTACATCACCATCTACATCACCATAAAAAATCGTCGCCTGCTTGACCTTTGTTGCCTTCGCGAAGCGCCGATACCGTCAGACCCACATGAAGCAGCGCGGCTCATTCGCATGAAGGCACAGGTCAAATAACGGCTGGAGGCATGACCGCTGCGACAATGAGCTAGCCTCTATGCGTTAGGTTAGAGCGAAGAACACTTATTTTAAGAAGGTGGATTATGGCACGGCCACGAAAAACAGGCTTAGATTATTTCCCTCATGATGTTAATGTAACGACGGATCCAAAAATAGAGCCAGCAATTATGCGCTATGGTGCCGCTGCCTATGCGTTTTTTTTTGTTCATTTAGAATATTGCTATCGCTCTGATAATTTAAGCGTTGATATTTCCGCAACAGAAGCAGGAGAGGAAATGAGAAAAGTAATCCAAAAAAAATTAAAAATAGGAAAAAAGCAATACGACAATATTTTAAAATCTTTTCTTCGGCATGGTGCCTTTAATGTTGAAGTTTATTTTCAAACTGGTCACCTTACGAGCAATGGTATTAAAAAACGTGCCGAAAAAGTGTTTGAAAAACGAGCAATATCAAACAGATGTTATAAAAACACTATTGGGACTTTTATTACAGAGACCGGGGTTTCTGCCACAGAAACTATGTCAGAAATAGAGGTTTCTACTGCAGAAACTATGTCAGAAATAGAGGTTTCTGCTACAGAAACCATGCCAGAAACGCCACAAAGCATAGTAAAGAAAAGAATAGTAAAGAAAAGAATAGAAGAGAAAGACACCCCCCTACCCCCCAAGGGGGGAGATGTGACCAGTGAGAATCTTACAACTTTAAAAATGGTAAAACCAATATCAAACAACGGAGACCGTAAAGACAACACCACGGAAGGAAAATTCCTTGATTTCTGGGCAGTTTACCCAAAAAAAATAGGCAAAAAAGCAGCATTCGCAGCCTGGAAACGTCTCAAGCCAGATGCAGCGCTGTACGCCCGGATACTGGCAGCCGTGGAAGCCGCAAAAAAAAGCAAAGCCTGGCAGCGAGACCATGGCCAATATATCCCGCACCCGACGACTTGGCTTAATCAAGGCCGATGGGATGATGAAATTCAAAGTCCTGAAGACGACCTACTTCGGAAATATGCTTCTTTTTTGGCAGCCACAGACGAAAAAACAAAAGGAGAAAAACAATGACAAATCTTGAACTCGTCAATATGCTTGAAAAAATGGCTGGCTATTATGGCCGAAAAATGGACGAACACCGGATTAACTTGATTTATCCCAAGGTTTCGCATATCCCTTCTGGAGTTGTGCCATGGCTACTGGCGCATATTACGGACGAGGCTGAGCAAATGCCGGCCAATATCGGCAGGGCAGTCCTCGCGGCCTGGCACGAGTGGCAGCGGCAGAACCAGCGCAGCATCCCGAAAAAGAACGCCTTCGACTGCCCAGAATGCCGACATGGATATATCTTTGCGGAACGGGATCGTCAGACAGACCCAAGCAACGGCATCCCTGGAGGGGTCGAGAGCGCCGTTTTTCTCTGCTCGCGGTGCAACCAGGTAGATCAGCCAGGCATCCCAAAGGCGCAAATGTGGAGCCTGTTCCCAGCTGGCTGGAGACGGCAGCCGCTGGAAATAGCCGTGCAGAACAAGTTAAAAGACGACATAGCTAAAAACCGTGGGCGTGGAAACACCGAACAGACAAGGCTAAAAGCTTGGGAATTTGCGACAACCCTCGTAGAGGCTCAGAATGCCCCCTAGAACGAAAAAAGCCCCAGTTGGTGAGTCATCCCCTCAGAACATGGGTGAAAGTCGCGCCTATGTGGCAAAGCGGGGCAAGGCGATGGGTTGGGTGCAGTTATGAAGATTCTAAAGTGCTGATGCTCACGGTGCCGTGGCCTCCGGCAAATCTCAGCCCGAACGCCAGGGTACATTGGGCAGCCTTGGCGAAAGCAAAAAAGAAATATCGCAAAGACTGTGGCTGGCTAGCGCGGGCCCAGGGTGCGCGACGAATGTCCGCCGAACGGCTTGATGTGACAATTACCCTTTGCCCGCCCGTTCGGGGTCGAGGAGATTTCGACAACAATATCGCCAGCCTAAAGGCTGGGATAGACGGCATTGCGGATGCGATCGGAATTGATGACAGTAAATGGCGAATGACCTTCAAATCATCTGCACCGCAAGGCAATGGCCTAGTCATGATCACGATCAGTTGAGGTCCTGGTCAGATTCATGCCATTGTAGTCGCAAAAATTCTTCGTATAGGCGATGAAGTTCCTCTTCCAGCGATTCTATTTTTTTTTGGAGCATGTCCTTTTCGTTTAATAACCCGGCAATTTGTTCTAGTTGTGTAATTTCTTTTTCCATCAGGTCTATTTGGGTTTGCAGTTCCTTGCTTGTGGTGTTCATTTTCTCCCCCCTCATTCCCTACGGCAAAGAGACGGGCATCTTCCAGCCCATCTCCTCGCCAAGATGCTGTTTTTTAGAATTTTGTCATTCGTGGTAAGTGGCAGTGCCTTCTTGTTCCATTTGTGCTGTTTCAGCTTTAAACATTCTCAATTTAAACCTTTTAAACCTTAGCCATCTAGTTTTTTCGGCCATATACCAACTGCTCCCTGTTTTTTCAGCTATATTCTCTATGCGGTCGATCTCTATCTGGGTACGGTGAGCCTGTTCCCAGAGCCATTCCGCTCTAACAATTTTGTCAAAATCGTTGTCCACGTGGTTTTTCCTACTCGTTGGTAAAAAAATTGTTCGGTTCTTGTTCGAGGGCCTCGCAGAGCTTGGCCAAGGATGTTAAGGAAAGGTTTTTTTTGCCTGATTCCCAGCTAGAAATCTGCTGGGTGTAAACACGCTTCCCGGAAGCCTGACTGATCCTGTTCGCTAGCGCGTCTTGGGACATGCCCATTGCCTCACGATGTTCCTTGATTTTTTTCGCGTCAAATTTTGTCATTCTTCCCTCCGCCTTTCAGCTTGTTCAGTTATATTTTTTAGGCATTGCTTTAAGATCGTCTAGGTCTCTGCCGCAATTTGCTGCACTTGCTCTAGGCACCGCTTGAGCCTGCGCGTCCGGCGCAACATCTTCCCGTCGGCTTTTCGGTCAATCGCAGCAGCCAGCCTAGAAACAATTCGCTCAAGGCCATATGCCTCGCATGTATTTGGTGCGGGTGCTGTCTTCTACGCCGACTTGAAACGATTCCGCTGTTTTAATTTTTTCGGACAGGACTCGTGTTTCTGATAGAATCTTGTCGATGATCATACTGAGGGACACGATGTCCTTTCTCATTTTTTCGTCCGCGCTGAGCTTGTCTTGTGACATTTTTTTCTCCTCTTTTTTTGTTTCGGCCTACCAGCCGTTGCCGGTAGGCCGGCGGTTTTAGCTTTCTGTCTCATTGTTGATTTGCAGGATTCGTTCTAGATCTATCTGCAGTACTTCTATTTCTTTGTACATTTCGTTGGCTTTCGTTTGCAGTTGTTTTATCATCTTCTTTTTGTTCTTTATTTCTTTTTTTTCATTTTCTTCTATTTCTTTTTGGTTTGCTCCTGGGCGCGGGACATGCCTTTCTATTTTTGCCTGTATTTCTTTTATTATATTTTTTGTTTTATGAAGTTCAATTTCTAATTGTTCCATTTCTTTCTGTTTTTCTCGTTTTTTCTCTTCATTTTCTTCCACTTCTGCCTTTTCTATTTCTTCGGCTAAATACTCAATCTCTGTTTCTAATTTTATTGTGTGTTCGTCGAAGATTTCGATTTTCTTTTTTAGTTCGTTTTTTTTGTCATTTAATCCTAAAATGTCTTGAATTTTTTCTTGTAGTTCATTGATTGCTTCTTCCGTTTTCCATAAATCTTCTTCGATTTTTTCTATTACACGAATTTTGTGTTCGATGATCTCTGAGGTGTTCATGGTAATCTTCTCCTTTTTTTTGTTTTGGCCTACCAGCCGTTGCCGGTAGGTTATTCCTGCCCTAGAAACACAATCTTCGTGGTAAGTCTTCTCCGTGCCCTGGTCAGGGCACGGAGTTGCGTGAAGAAAAGCTTTTCTAACTTTTCTTCACGTTCAACGTCCCATCCGCCGGCTTCCCGGCAGATCAAATTGTTTTGCGCTTCGTCGATTTTTTCCCAAACCGAATCGATTTGGGAATCGATTTCTTCAATTTCTTGGGAATTCAGTTCTTCGGTTTCCGTTTCATTCACATCTTGAAGATCTAATACCTTTTCCATTTCCATTTTTCCTTCTCCTTTTTTTGGGCTGGAGCCACATGCCCCATGTCCATTGTTTGATCCACGTTTACATGTCATTTTTTAATTTGTCAATACTTTCTTAAAACTTATTTTTATCTCAATTATTCCATGCGGTTAAGAACTATTTTTTTGTCGACAAAAACATGATGGTCGGCACAAGCCATCACCTATCCATCATGATTTCGGCTTTGCCTGCAATGCCTTGTAATCATTGTAAATTTCCATGATGGCGTGAGGCCCTCTTCTTACTCAGTCGAAGCTAAAACCACGTGCGCATTCGTCGGAAAAGCTAAGCAATAACAATACCTTGACGATTTTGATAATAATTTCCCTCGTTGTAATCCGCATAGCAAATAAAAACCTAAGCCCAGCCATTCGGTCGAGAATGCTCGTCGGAGACCGAAGGGCTAGGAGCGCCAAATCAAACCAGGCGTGATGACGGAACAGGTGGGAGGAAATATTGTTGCGAAAAGTCGAGAGTGCGGTTAAAACTATAAAGAATATCAAGGAGCAAAGAATGACAATGTTCTGTATTATTAAAAGGTTTAGCCAATTCGTAGAGTCTTGGGCTATGCTCAAACCTTATGTATAGTGCAACGTGTTGTAAAAATACGGATGGCTTGATTAAGAAGATATGCTATTGCAAAATAGGTCGGCAGTATGATTAAAGTCATGACGGTTTGATACTTTAAATAAGTCTGTGTAAACACAAATGAATGAATCGGATATTGTTGTGTTTAAGAATAATGATTATACGTTAAATTATCAAAGTGGCACCAAATAGACGCAAAATAAAAAGATCGAAGACATGACACCTAAGCAAGAGGCATTCGTTCGGGAGTATTTAATCGACCTCAACGCATCGGCAGCGTACAAGCGGGCAGGCTATGTCGCTACAGGCAATGCGGCCGAAGTAAATGCTATACGGTTACTCAGAAATGCTCAGGTGAAGGTCACGATTGCGGCGGCAATGGAAAAAAGGGCTAACGAGCTGGAAATCAGCGCTAAGTACATTCTGGAAAGCATCAAGCGCGTGGCAGAGGCAGCGGAGGCAGAGAAAAGGTTTTCTGATGCCCTTCGAGGTTATGAGCTGCTTGGCAAGCATTTTAAGCTTTTCACCGAAAAAACCGAAGTGACTGGCAAGAACGGCGCACCGATTGTTGCAACCATGCTAGATGTGTCGAAGCTCAGTACCGACGTGTTAGTACAGATTATGGCTGTCAAGGATGCATCTAAAGCAGACTGACTTGTTAGTTGTTGAGCGTGAATTGTGCAAACGTAGTTTAGCACAGTTTGTTCGACGAGCATGGCATGTACTTGAACCTGACACTGTGTTGCATTGGGGGTGGATGCTTGATGCGATCTGTCAGCATTTAGAGGCTATTACGATAGGCAAGATAAAGCGATTGCTTATTAACGTGCCTCCAGGCTGTATGAAAAGTTTGTTGGTAGGGGTGTTTTGGCCTGCTTGGGAATGGGGATCGCAAAGACGGCCGGGGCTGCGCTATCTTGGAGCTGCATACAAGCAGGACCTGGCAATAAGAGACAACCTCAGGTGTCGTCGGTTGATTCAGTCTGATTGGTTTCAGCAATTATGGCCCATTAAGCTGGTTGGGGATCAAAATGCTAAAACCAAGTTTGAAAACTCTGCTACTGGGTTTCGTGAGGCGATGGCGTTTATTTCTATGACTGGTTCACGGGGCGATCGCATTATTTTAGATGACCCGTTGTCCGTGGAAGGCGGATATAGCAGTGCTGATTTGCATGCTGCTGAAAATACCTTTACAGAAGTACTGCCGACACGGATAAACAATGACGATTCGGTAATTGTGGTTATCATGCAGCGTCTCCATGTAAATGACACTTCGGGTATCATTTTGAGCCGTGACCTCGGGTATGTTCATCTTTGTTTGCCCATGCGTTTCGAGGCGGAGCGCAGGTGCATCACCAGCATTGGATTTAGAGATTCGCGTATCCATGATGGTGAGCTTCTATTTCCTGAGCGTTTTTCCGAAGCCACTGTGAATGGCTTAGAAAAAATTATGGGCAGTCATGCAACGGCGGGGCAATTACAACAACGGCCGATAATTAGAGGTGGCAACATTATGCGCAGTGAGTGGTTCCAGCTTTATGACATTCCTCCGCGCCTCAAGTACCGCATCATTTATGCCGATACAGCTCAAAAAACCGGCGAGCACAACGATTTTTCGGTGTTCCAGGAATGGGGTCTCGGTGAAAATGGTAAGCTGTATCTACTTGACATGATTCGCGGTAAGTGGGAAGTGCCTGAACTGGAGCGTCGTGCTCCGGCGTTTTGGAACAAAGCAAAAAACCGTGATTTTAGCGTGGTGGGCCAACTCCGACAAATGAAAATTGAAGATAGCGCTTCGGGTACTGGCTTGATTCAACGCATGAAGCTTGATCATCGGATTCCGATAACAGGCATCAAACGAATTAAAGACCGATATACTCGGCTTACGGATGTGCTGGGCTACATTGAGTCAGGCTATGTGTGTCTGCCGCGAAACGCTTCATTCTTAAGTGACTTTATTGGGGAGTGCGAAGCATTTACGGCGAACGATTCACATCTACATGATGATCAGGTTGACCCAATGATTGACGCGGTCGGTGACATGCTGGCTGGTGGCAAGACGGTCCAATTACGAGAAATATCGCGGCGGCCGCGAGAAACCGCAACCATGATGCGCGGATATTGAGAGCAGAAAAATGGGCAAGACATTTCAGACGTTGTCCGACGAGCTTGCAACGCGGAAACGAGCAATAGACTTTTACAGTCTGGGCGCATTCCTGCCCAACCCTGATCCGGTTCTCAAGCGGCAAGGTAAGGACATTGCTGTTTACAACGACCTGCTGGTTGATGGGCATCTAGGTGGCTGTGTCGTTAGCAGGCGTGCCGGCGTTATGTCGCTCGAGTGGAGCATTGACCGCGGTAAGGCGCAGTCGCGCCAGGCAAAGTTTATTCAGGACGTTTTTGAAGACATTGACATGGCCGCTGTAATTTCTGAAATACTGAGGGCTCCGTTTTTTGGTTTTCAAGTCCTGGAGGTAATTTGGAAAAGGGCTGGCAAAAATATTGTGCCTGTGAGTGTGGTGGGCAAGCCACAAGAATGGTTTGTGTTTTCTGCGGAGGGCAAACTTAAATTTAGAACAAAGGACAACTGGAGTGGAGATTCGCTGCCTGAGAAAAAATTTCTTCTTGCACGACACGAGCCGACATACAAAAATCCGTATGGGTTCCCGATACTGTCTCGTTGTTTTTGGCCAATTACTTTTAAGCGGGGAGCGATGAAGTTTTGGATCACATTTTCCGAAAAGTACGGGATGCCATTTTTGCTTGGCAAGCATCCGCGCGGGACGTCCGAGGCAGAGGCCGCCGCTCTAGCTGACATGCTGGAGATGATGATTCAGGACGCCATCGCCGTGGTGCCGGATGATAGTCAGATTGAAGTACTGGATGCTGGCAGCAAGTCGGCTTCGGCGGCGGTGTATCGAGAACTCATTGAGGCTTGCAAGGTTGAGATATCAATCTCGATTCTTGGTCAAAACCTAACAACAGAAGTGAAGGGTGGAAGTTATGCGGCTGCAGAGACACACATGCAGGTGCGCAAGAATATTGTTGATAGTGACAGGCGGTTGGTAGAAAAGACGATCAATCAACTAATTGCGTGGATTTATGAGTTAAATTTCGGTGCTGGCGAGACGCCTGTATTTTTGATGTGGAAGCAGGAAGATGTTAACACAAAACTCGCTGAAAGAGATGCGATTTTAAATGGCCTGGGCGTGAGGTTTTCAAGAAAATATTTTCAAAGAAAATATGACCTTGAGGAAGATGACTTCGAACTTGAGACGATTTCTGTGGTCCCCGCGGTTTCTGCGGAGTTTGTAGAGGCGCAAAAATCTGTGCGGGATCTTCGGGCTGCACAAACTGAGATTGATAACCTCGCAGACAATGCATGTGCTAGAGGCCTTGTGCGGGTGCGACGAGATGTGAGTCGGCAGCTTAACGAAATGGTTGCATCTGCAAAACTATATGATGATTTACAGGGCAAGCTCAGGGAGCTTTACGGCAAACTTGGCACGGACAGATTTCAGGAGACGTTGGAGCAAGCAATGCTTTTGGCAAACTTGAAAGGAAGGGTTTTGTGAGGTGACAGTCAGACATGAGTTTATTCCTTTTGATGAAGCAATTGAGCTTTTTCGTAGCAAGGTTGTTCTTACCCGATCAGAGTATGATCAACTTGTCGATGAGGTGAAGATTCGGGCCTTTACGGTTGCGCGAATTGCGGAGGTTGATATTATTCACGAGGTTTATGAAGCTGTTGAGAAGGCTCTTGTGGAAGGGCTTTCGTTTGAGACATTTCAAAGAACGTTTAATTTTCCTGCGTTGGGTTGGACGGATAAATTTCCTCATCGACTAGATGCAGTTTTTCGAACGAACATCCAGTCGATGTATCATGCGGGACATTATAAGCAGCAGATGGAGGTTGTTGCGGAAAGGCCATATTGGCAATATGTTGCTACAATGGATTTTCGTACTCGGCCTGCACACGCTAAAATGCATGGGATGGTTTTGCCGGCGAATCATGACTTTTGGGCCCGTAATTATCCGCCCAACGGCTTCAATTGTCGATGTGCGGTTATTTCGTTGTCTTCTCGAGAGATTGAAAGAGATAAGCTTGATGTGTTTCAGAGAGCAGTGCCCGACATTGCGGATCCTGGTTTTGCATATAATCCCGGCAAGGCGGCATGGGAGCCGGATTTGTCAAAATATCCGCCGTGGCTGAGGGAGCAAATCGGGCTATGATCTTGATCAATGTAGGCACCGAGCGCAGAGAAGTGCAGGCTATGCTCGCGAGGATCGACCGGCGCGCAAAAAATCTGCGTCCCGTAATGCGCGTGGTGGGGCAGGTTGTGCGCAGCTCTGTTGTCAGAAATTTCATAGTTGGCGGGCGTCCGGAAAAATGGAAGCCGTCTCAGCGGGTCAAGAAAAAGGGCGGGAAAACACTTGTGAGAAGGGGCCGACTGCGCGACTCCATCAAGTCGCGGGCTTTTCCGGACCATGTGGAAGTTGGGACTAATGTTAAATATGCGATTTTCCATCAACTTGGAACGAAACACATGGTTTCTCGTCCGTTTTTGCTGGTGCAAGAGGAAGACTGGCCTGAGATCGATGCCGCGTTTGCGAGGCACATCTTGAGGCGGTGATGTTGCTTTTTGCTAAAATTTTACGTATTTGGGAAAAAAGGAGGGTGGGAATATGGTGGGCGAATGGATTCCGGTCTTTCGGGCGGGTTCACATACCGATTCGGCGGGCGTCACGCGAGAATGGACGGAAGCGGACCTTGATGCCATTGCAAAAAAATATGAGCCCGCACAGCATGAGGCTCCGGTCGTGGTTGGCCATCC